CTTCCATATAAAGCCTGTTCATCCCCCACCACATAATCGGAACGAGTTACATTATTAAACTGTGATGCTATTTTCATAACTAATGAAGTACCCTTATAAGTCATATTAGGATCGTTACTAGCAAGATCATCGTCATAACCTCTAGCATTATATAAAACTCCTCCTACCATTCTAGTAGTAGGTAATTTAGCTTCTGGTAATGATATATAAGCATCATCTATTCCCTGAATAAAATCTGTAAGTAAATCTGCGGGGTTCTCCTCAAAAGGAGTTAATGTTGTAGCAACTACTGTATAAGACTTCTCATCTGAAGCTAACACATCTGCGCTACCTCTACTTATATTACTAATATGACCAACAACTTCAAGAACATCATCTTCATCTATATCGAGATTTTTATTAATTACTATCTCAGGACTAAGCAATTCAACTAGAGTATTATTAATAGTTGAATTTGTGCCAGTAATATCTGTTATTTGGGTTATCGTAGCTGTCTCATAATCACCCCCAGAAGTAATATTATAAGAACTATAATTAGAATCCTTTAGATTGGGGTCATCATCTGTTATAACGGCATGTGTAGGAACTATAAGCCCCTGAGCCTTTATTGTGCAGTCAAGTTCTGTTCTAGGAGTTCTTACTATTTGAAATCCAGATATTTGATCTAATAATCCAGGATAATCAGAATTAATACTATTCCAATCAATCTTAAATTCTATACCTAATGCAACAGCATTAACTACTAAATCTGGATTAAGTAGGTCGGTTGTAGTTAGATTAAATTCATTACTATAATTTGTGTTAGATAGATATTCATTTACATCTGGAAATCTAATATCTGCAATCCATTTAGCAAATGATGGCCTTCCTTCTAAATCATAAAGTTCAATAGCATATCTATATACTTCGTCTCTTTGATGACTTGTATAATCCATAACTACTTGTGGGTTTGCATAAGAATTTAAATTAGCGGGGTCTAATATATAATTAACATCTGATAAACCTACTACTATACTTCTTTTAACAGCTACAGTATTTAAATCATGTGTAACAAATGAAAACTCAATATATTTACCAGTTCCCCCTAAGTCAGATGCTAGGGGTGGATCAGATGCGCCATATTTATATTTATATAGATAATTTACATTAGAATCGTTTGAAATATTATTATATGTATTTATACAGTCGTCTTTCTCTGAGACATTATAATCTGGCCATATTACTCCACCAGAGCCATCGTCAATAATTTTTTCTGGGGAAATTCCTGGAAGGGTTCCAAAAGGATCTGCTTTATTAATAGTACATTCAAAATTGGAATCCCCCAAAGACATAGGATATGTATAGGTATACGTATAACTAAGATCAGTAACAGCATCTACATCATAGTTAGTAGAATTATATGGAAGATCCATATCTTGTGGTTGAATGCCTATATAACCTGTTCCTCTAAGAGTAAGATAATGAAAAATTGGATCGTAACTTTCTATATAAGCAGTTGTTAAATTAAGTCTAAAAAAGTACTCATCCCATATTCCAGTACTTGCAGTTCGTAATCTAATAGAACAAGAAGTACCATTAACAGATGATATACCTGTAACTGTTCTTGCTGGAAATTGAGCTGCTGCATGTAGATCAGGTCTTATTAATATTTGTAGTCTCCAAGATGTATTTGAGGCATCTGATATGACAGTTTGAAAAGAATTAGTTGGTATAGTACCACCTGCAAGATAACCGTCTACATTTAAAGCAGCTATAGGGTCAGTATTATCAGTTAAAGTATCGGTTCCAGAGCCTTCCCCAAATCCATATTCTACATATCTCCATCTATAAGCTCTCGTATCTAAAAAAGCAGTATCATCATCTGCAATTTCTTTAACAAGATCATCTATATCAAAAAACTCTTGAGTTATATTAGCCGCAAATAAGTAATTATTTTTTGTCTCGATAGTGGTAGGAGTAATCTCATTCCTAATCTGTTGAAACTCTTCTAGAAGAAGTTCTCCTATAGTATTACCTGAATCAGTAAAAGATACTGAACTAGATCCTAATTCTAATTCTGCAACTACTCTTATAGTAGGTACATCTCCATAAATCTCATACTCTAAAGCTACTAATCTTATTCTATTAAAAGTAGCAGTTACATCTGAATCTAAATCTATAGTAACTCTTATTGATTTGTTAATCTCGGTTTCAATCTCTGATCCTACAAAATCAATACCATCGCTTGTATCATAGGTAGTTAGATTATATAACTTACTAGGAGGCGCAAACATAGTCTCTGTGCCAGATACAGAATATAACTGGTATGAATATTGTATTCTTCCTGCCTTTAGATGTCCTCCAGTCAACTCTGTAAGAGTGTAAGATCCATAAGTATGATTGGGAAGTATGGTTAATAACTCAGGACTTAAAGTACCTAAATTATTAAAAGTACTATTTATAATATTAAGATGCTTTAAAGAGTTTAATCCATCTACCCAATAGATTTTCTGTATATCAGCATTTTCATAGTTACCTACTACTTTTATGGGATAGTTTAAATTAAAATTTAAGTCTTGTTCATACACAAGATGTGTTCCTGTTACGATAAGATTTGTTCCAGTTATAAGATCTGCAAGATCTAAGACATAAACTTTATCAGGTTTTGTATCTGATATAAGATCATGTTTTGCAAGAATAACAAGTTTATCTCGTAGTGTAGTATGTCCAAGATAATAAGTAAGAGAGGGCAAAGTAAAACTAGTTAGATTACCTTTAGGAGTAGTAAGAGCTGCTGTTCCTAATCCATCACCACTATCAACTATTACTCTTAAATTATTTGCATCTAGATAACAAGTATTTGGGTATTCATTAGGCGATATGTCTTTATTCATACCACCTTTATAACCGTGAGTAAATCTTGGCATTTCCATATAACCTCCTATTCTCTAGAACCTAAGTGTTTTAAATTAGTATCAAAATGATTTGGCCCTAGATATGTGGATTTCCATCTATTAATTAAAGTTTCCATACGACCGGGATCAGGAAGATGGCATATAGATTGAGCAGATCCAACATTAAATAAATAATCCTGTCGTATAATTTCATATTTACGTTCTGAAAGCATATCTTTTAACATAAGTCTAAAGGCTAATCTCTCTGCTATAAAACTTACAACACCTCTTATATATCTTGCATTGTCCGGTACAGTTGGCATTCCAGTTACTACATCTATTGGAATAGCTTTATATTGCAATTCTACTGTACCAGTCTCCATTCCAAAGTACATAAAGTTCCCCTGAGTTTTATAGGTATAATACTCTGAATACCCATCAGGCCCCACAATAGTATTATAATACTCTTTAATATTTTCAACATAACTACTTGGATATGCAGGATCATAATCTCCAATAATAGTTTTAAACCCTCCGTAAGTAGTATCAATGAATTTACTCATAAGATCAGTCATCTCTCTCATAGGCACTCCAGTAGTCTTCTCTCTTACTGCAGTAAAACTATATAAGTCTATAGGAAGAGAGGTTCTATAATCAACTATTTCCAGTTCTTGAGACTTATCTTCGTATGGATATGGAGTACCTATTATTGCCATAGAAGACCAGATCCATTCAACAACTTCAGCTTTGTTAATCGTCTCAAAACCATAGTCCCTATAAAGTTGTTCTATAATTAAGTCAACACTGACCACTCTTCCATTTAACATGATAATATATATTTATTATTCGTAAAAATTTAAGTCATTATATTTAACACCAGAACTTAATATTCTATTATTATCTCTTGTAATCTTAATATAATATGCAGCTTGGTTTGGTAAATTACAAGTAGTCTTATCCCAATACCATACAACTCTATATCCATTATAATCTTCATTAAGTTCCCTTATTAATGGTTTATCTTTTATTGCTTTTAATTCTTTTTGAGTCTTTCCTGGATATAACTTCTGCCAAAGTTTTTTAGTTTTCTTAAAATCTA